ATCATGTGGCACAGGCACTCAGGCACAGGCGCTCGTCTATATTTACAATGGATTCTTGGCCGCAGACCTTGCAAAACACTGTCAGGTCTTTTGCTCTGGTTCCCGGGTTCAGCTTCAACACCTTGCCTCTGCCACACCGGGGACAAACCAGCCATATGTCCTCTTTTTTCGCTTTAGCGTTCCTTGCATTCAC